CATGATTAAAAAAGTCGTGGTACTGAGTGACTATCAAGTACCTTATCAAGATAGAAAGGCAGTTGCTCTACTCCACGATTTCATTTGGGATTACAAACCCAATGAACTATGGATAGTTGGTGACTGGATTGACCAGCCTGAACCTAGCCGTTGGTCAAGGGGTAATGCTGGTGAGTATGCAAGAACATTACAGGCTTCCGTTAATGAAGCAACAGATTTACTAGCAGACTTACGCCACATCATGGGTCGCAGACCCATACATTTTAAGACTGGTAATCACGACATAAGAGTTGAGAAGTATGTATCGCAGTATGCACCAGCACTACGCAGTCTTAGTAGTTTAAGCCTAGAGGAAATGCTTGACCTTGACCGTTTAAACATTACTTTGCACCGCAAGCCGGTAGAACTAGCACCGAACTGGTTGCTTGCTCATGGTGACGAAGGTGCATTGAGTCGTATTGCTGGCGGAACCGCAATGAATTTAGCAAAACGCTTTGGCAAAAGTGTCGTCTGTGGACACACGCACCGTTTGGGTTTACAAGCGTTTACTACATCAGTTAATGGCAGAGTGACGGAACAGTTGTATGGATTTGAGGTGGGAAACATGATGCGTTTAAACGCTGCCCACTATGTGGGTGGGTCTGCTAACTGGCAGCAAGGATTTGGTTTGCTAACAATTAAAGACCGTCAAGTATTTCCTACTCCTGTGTATCTACACAAGGGTCAATTCATAGTAAACAACAAGCATTATGCCTGAGTTTTTGGAACCTATCCGTCAGGTGGGCGGTGACGGCAAGCGGGAAACCGCTGCCGTTCACGCTTTATCTAGGCTCTATCCGAACTGGCGCTTCTACCCTACGCCTAGGTTTTACTTTACTGATTTTCATTTGACTTGGTTGCACGACAACGGCAGAGAGAACTATCTAGGGGACATAGAGATTAAGTGGCTATCAATAGATAGCAGTATTCCAGCAATCTTTCCTTTCAATAAGTTGCAGCAGATGCTGATTAGTCCACCATACCTAGACAACCCTGATACTTTCCACCGTATTTGTTTTAGATTTACTGATGGCACTTTGCTGATACCAGTTAAAGAACTTGCTGGTTTGATGCCTGAGTTTAATGTTCGCCACGACACCAACGAGCGTGACCTTGTAGTGCGAGTTAATGCTATGATGTTTAAACGCTACTGGATAGATGTAGTCATAAAGGAGTAAGAGTGGAATTGCAGGATGTTGAGAAGTCCCCGCTTTGGGATACCGTTTACAAACTAGCGAGGACTGCATCTCGGTATTCAGCCAAGATAAATAAGAACGCTGTGTCTGTTGACGACATTTTCCAGCATCTAGTTTTATGGGCGCTAGAACATTGGCACAAGATTGACGAGTGGAACGAGCAAGAGTCTTTGCCGTTTAAACTACGCCGCACCTTCGCCAATGAAGCACAGAAGTTCGTGACTAAAGAGCGTGCCTATAAGTCCCGTGTATCTACCAATGATTTCTTTTACTACACCCCCGCTATCTTGCATGAATTACTACGAGATGTATGGGATTATGAAGGCTGGTTAGATGCACCTGATTTGAGTAATGAGTTCGTAAGCACAAGTGGCAAACCAAGCGAAGGTAATAATCGTATGGCTTTGCTATCTGATGTAGCCAATGCATTGCATGGTTTAAACGAACAAGATAAGAACTTACTCCGGCAACGATACGCCAATGGTGGTATGGACTTTGATGTGTTGGCTGTCGTGTATGAGATGAGCGAGGAAGCCTTACGCAAGAGAGTGCATAGGGCTACCAAAAAACTACAAGATAGATTAGGTGGAGAACCACCGATTTGGACAAACCGTAGGAGAACAGTCAAGTCCAACGCTCAGGCAAGAGCAGAAACACAGAGGCAAGAGTGAAAGATTTTGGTAGATTAACTATCAATGCAAGTTTAAACAATCGTCATGCCTTTGGATTAGGCTTTGATTTCTACCCAGTTGTTGAGATGATTGATGGAACTAATGATGCAAGGGTGCTTGCTCGCTGTTTACATTTAGATTTTCTTGTATTCTTTATTCACATAACTCTCTATCCGAAAGTGAGATGGCAATGATAATCGGACTATCGGGCTACGCCCAATCAGGTAAAGATACAGTTGCAGAACTGTTGTGTTTAAACTATGGGTTCAAGCGCATTTCATTTGCGCTACCTATGCGTGATGCTGTCTATACATTGAACCCTTTTCTTGAAGGTGGCAATCGTGTTGCAGATTTAGTTGATGAGTATGGCTGGGATGTAGCCAAGGGTAATGCCGAAGTCCGTAGGTTGCTGCAAGTATTTGGAACTGATGTTGGTCGTGAATTATTTGGTGAAACATTTTGGATTGACCAAGCGTTTAAACGAGCAGCCGAATACCAGCGAGTAGTATTTTCTGATGTGCGCTTTCCTAATGAAGCCAAGGCTATTCAGGATAAAGGTGGTGATGTATGGCGTATCAATCGTCATAACCACGCACCAGTTAATCATCACATCTCAGAGCATGCAATGGATAATCATTTGTTTAAACATGTAATCTATAATGATGGAACTCTTGATGAATTAAGTGATGAAGTCTTTATGCTTGCTAAAGAACTAGGTCTATAAAAAGGAACAACACCCGCTGGGACTGGAACCATTGGGTGTTGTTCAGGTGTAGCGTATCAGATAATAAACTTACCTGCAAGGGCTGGGTCAGACAAACCTATGCGTGCCTTTTCACGCATCACACGCCTGTCGTGTGGTCTTGTGCCAGCCCAAATCCCTTCTCGTTCATGGCATAACGCCCACTCCAAGCACATGGCTTGCACCGGACAGTTGCCACAGATGCGTTTAAACATAGCGTGCTGCTCTGCTGTGAGTTCAGAATTTTCAGGAAAAAATAATTCCGTATCAATCCCAATGCAATTACCCTTTGCAAACTCAGTTGAGTTGTACGAAAGGTAGTTGTATGTGATGTCCCCAATTTGCTTAACTCCTATGACTCTATGGTGTTGTGGTTTAAACGACATCAATACCACCGCTTGGCAAGGAAGTGTGCGTATGCTTTGCACGGGGAACCTGCGTAGCGGTGGTCAATGTAAGCAAGCCCTGCTTGGACTTGGATGAAACCGTCAGATGTCTTTTCGTATCCAACATTTTTCCATGTGGCTGGCATAAACTGTGCGATACCGTATGCGCCACTAGATTTGTTCTCTGCTTTATTTCGCCAATTACTTTCGGCAGTCCACAACGCCCACAAACAAGACCATTGTTCTACTTGATTGCGTTGCATTAGCAGATTGATTGCATGTAATTGGTAGTCGTTGGTGTGGTAGGCAACCAACCCCACCGCTGGCTGCGGTGGCTTGGCTGATGTGGTTGCCTTGCTTGGTGCTGCTGTGTATCCGATAAGTAATCCGAATACAAACGCTGTTGCTGCTACCGTCTTAACTCCACGGGTAGTCAAGGTGCTGCGTTTAAACCTACGCTTTCTCATCTGTCGCGTGGGCTTTTCTGTTTCTTTTAGTATTGGCTTCATGCTGATTTCTCCCACTCATGTAGTTCTCTCGGTGTCCAAAAGTTCTCTACTGTTTCAAGCCAATGAGTAGAGATGTCTGTGTCGTAGCCTTCGCCATCATCTGTGCCAACAACAATCATGTTGCCTTTGATGTTGTCCCAGTATGTAATGTTGCCAGCCAGTAGGCATAGCAGCGTTGCGTTATTGTTGAAGTCAAGGTCATGTATCTTGCCTTCCTCATTTATGTATGCAGTTGCGTTAGGTAAACGCATGATTTCAATGAGTCCACCTACACTCTCTTGCATCTTTTCTAATGAGTCAAATACCCTGCGTGCGTATGTTCCATCAGGATAAAGGACAACACCCTTGGTTGCTGGATGATTAGCCATGTTTAAACACTCTCCTTTGCAGGTTTGTGATGCCATCTATTTTCAACAGCAGTATTGATTTCGGTTCGTATCTTTTGTGCATCAACCGCAACCGATTGGATTAAACTATCTTGTGGATGTGCATGTGCAAGGTTGCCAACCCTACGCAACACACCATCCAATGCGTTTGCTGTGTCGTACCAAATTAGTACGCCATTTTCGTACACTTGCACCGTCATAGCGACTCCAGTTCTGTTATGTTTAAACGGTTGTTTGTGTGTTTAACAATCAATCCTTCGCCTTTGTCTATGCATAAGGCATCCAGTTGAATTGCTAAATTGTAATGTCCATCATCCCCTTCTTTGGGTTGATAGGTTGGAACCCACTCAGGTTCAAGGTTGTACTCAGCGTGGTTCTCATCTTTAAACCACCACATTTTGTAGCCTTCTCGCTCATCCCATAGGAGATGAACATAGTATTCCTCACCTTCGTATGTAAAGGCTATGTCCTTTGTCCATACTCGGTCAATGTGCTGGTGTTTAATTACTTTGAGAGCAGCCATGTTTAAACACGCTCTTTATAGCAGCCATTGCAGACTTGATACTCAACGGTTTCTCCGTTGGTCATAACTCCTATGTATGAGTTTGTTGCTTGCTTGCGTAAACACCAAGCACATGAACCATGCTTAACTCCATACACTTTATCAAGTATCGCCATGATTAACTCACCGCATTTACTGTTTGCACTCGCATCTGCTGCCCACAAAAACGAACTTGCCACTCTATGGCTAGCGCCTTTGCTTGCTTTAGATTTTCTGCATAGAAAGTTTGGGGTTCCCACTCTTTCTTTGTTGCCTTGTTGTAAAGGACAAGCAGATAGGGTTTCTTTGTGTCGCCCTGTTTCCACATGTTCTCCACCTGTTCATCTGTGTACATGTCCAGCCTTTCTGTTAGGTGTGTTGGTTATCTCTCACCAACACAAGACCTATCATCTCATGCCCTATTCATGCGTAGTCAAGGACATTTTAAAAAAATTTCATAACAATTTTGTTATCTTTGTTTAAACATTAGTGCCGTCATCTCCGCCACCACCACCGGAACCGCCACCACCACCGGATTTATCCGACACGCGTTTAAACACTTGGCTTGTGCCATGTGCTAGACTCACTTTTGTTTGCTAAAGCAAACAAAAGCAGGGCAAATAGGACATCTGTTTAAACACTTTAGTTATCTACAATAAATTAAAACAAAAAAATAACCCCGCCATTTCTGACGGGGCTATCTTTGTGTCGCTGTTTAGTAGTTCAGCATGCTGTGTTCTGTGATGTCGTTCCACTCATCATCATCAAACGCCATGTTGCGCCAATCGTAGGTAAAAGAATTGCGGTATGGTTTAAACGCCTGCCACTCCACAATCTTGCCGTCTTTGACTTTGAAATACTCGCCTTCGTTGGCTTCGTATGTCCAGTCAAGGCGTGTGTCTAGCATGGTGGCTGCATTTTCTACGGTGTCTAAGGTTGAACCGTAAACCAATGAGCCACGCTTGGTCTGACCAATCCACAATGGGGATGAGTTAACCCGTGCAAGGTGCAGCAGATTAGATGCGCCTTGTTCAATCCATGCCAGCGCTGCTGTGCCTTGGATAGTGGGCAGCAATTCGGTTGGATGCTGGGCAGATAATCCCAGCAATGCAGCCACCGCTTCTGAGTCAACCTTGCCGTTGCGTGCAACCTTCAACTGTTTAAACAACTCCCTGTCGTTGCTGATGTGTCCGTTGTGAGTTAACACAATCTTGCCACGGGGGATGGGATGGTTGTTGTTGTTATCCTTTGGGTCGCCTTGGGTAGCCCAGCGGGTATGCAAAATTGCGGTCTGTGCATTTCGGCATAGGTCTTTGTTGTATTGCACGAACTTGGTTGCTGGGATGGCAGCCTTTAGGATTACACGGTTGCCGTTGGCAGGGTTAATCCATGCGCTGCCCGTGGCATGTTGTCCACGGTGTTCAATGTCCAGCAGCATCTGACCTGCAAGGTCAGCAACGCTGCTGCGTTGGTGTTCTTTAGGGTTAAGGCAAAAGCCTGCAATTCCACACATAAGTTTTTCCAGTCCTTTCGTTGATGTTATTAAGTGAAGTTTACCACACGACCCGTTGACCGTTCAAACACCTTGTTTAAACACGGGTCTAGTTGGTTTAAGTACCGTGCATCTTGTTCGTTGTATAACCCAGCGAACCTGCGCCCGCTGGGGTCAACACCATGCACGATAAATAATGGGGCTGTCGTGATAAGGCTGTCGCGGTCATCACTCATTGTTTAAACACTCCAGCATTTCTCCCCAGCAGTATCCGTTTTCTGTCCACC